ACGTCACAGGCGTTTGTGCCATCGACATTGGCAATCTGAATCATGTTGATCTTAAAGACCTTGCTAGACGAGGCAGCGTTGCTAACCAGTGTCGTTGCGGATGTTGAAGTAAGCGCGACGGTGGCGGATTTGCCTATGATCGTACTTACATTTACAATATTCGGTGCAGCCATTTGTTTTCTCCTTTAGCCAAACACGATTGCCATAGCTATGGCTTTACCTGTTGATATACCAGCACTGCCAAAAGAGACAGTACCACTTCCGTTAGTAACTAATGCTTGGCCGCTTGTGCCATCCGATGTGGGGTAAGTAACCCCACCCATCGTAACTGTACCCGTGAAGGTAGGACTTGCAATAGGTGCAAAATTAGAAGGAACACTTAAAGAATTAAAAGCATCCACAAATGCAGCGCCTGATCCAGCACCATCACTATATACAGCTTTGGTTTGACCCGCTGGAATAGTTACATTAGCACCAGAACCTTGAGAAATGATAATGTTTTGAGATCCGCTAGTAGCGTTCTCAATAAACCACATCTTGCTAACAGTGTTTGGGCCAATAGTAATTGTACAGGCACTGTCTAAAGTTCCTGTATACTTCAAGAACATTGACCGACCAGCGTCTGATGCGCCATCAGCAATCGTTGTTGTGTGAGTATCAGCGTTGGTTGTTATGGCTTCTGTGCCATAGCTAAACGCTTCACCGATCAATTCGAGGTTAAGGTTCGTGACTGTTCCCCATGAGCCTGACTGATCGCCAGTTGCCATCTCATTGAGGCGAAGGTCATTTACATAGGTTGAAGCCATGTTTATTTATCCTTTTATTAGTCGATGCGAATAATAGCAGTTGCGCCGGGGGCTGGAAATACGATGCGGAATGTACCTGAAGAAACTGTAAAGTCTCCGCCAAAATCCAAAACAGCTATTGCATTATCGCCTGCCGTTGTGTCGTTATAAATCAACGCACCGCGAGCTGTAAAAGAAGCACCTGTCCACTCTGGGTTATCAAAGTCAACATATGCTGTTGTGCCACTCGTAGCTACAGTTGAGTTCGCAAGAGCTTCGCCACCAGCGGTGTAGCCAGTTCCACTTATTTCATTGGTTGTGGTATATGCAGTTGTTGCTGCACCTAGTGTCGCTGAAGAAGTATACAGCGCAATCTTGATTGTGTCAGTATCAAGATCCTGTTCTTTGTTGAACAAGTCTTGTTTGAAACTTGTACACATTGCTTGAGTAATAGCCATTATAGACCTCCGTTATATTCTGCTGCGTAATCGCGTTGCATCTCTTGTACTGCAAGTTGCACTGCTTCGTCAAATTGTGTCTTGTAAAGAGACAATGTTTCTCCTGCTTTGAGAAATGCTGACGCTTCATAAAGACAAGCGGCAAGCAACACATTTTCAAGATTATCACCGATCCAATTATTTGTGTTGCTTGAACTTAGTCCCGTTTCGGGGGCTACAAAATCCACTTGATAGGTATCAGTAGAGTTTGGAGTAGGCGCAAGAGTTACTACGGTTCCTGCCGTACCAGCACTTTTTGTGCTGTACATGATTGGAGTGCCTTGCGTTGTCGCGTTTGGAGAGTAATCGCGTATATATGAGTCAACTCTATGGTTCAGATAAGATGAAACATTTGAAGATATGATAGAAACTTGTCGTATCATTCGCGCAGACGGAACTGTGTAGTCAGCAGTCCCAGCAGCCATACTTCCAGTAGTAGTTTTTCTAAAACAAGGCAAATTAGGCATACGTTGAAATATCATCGTTTCAGCTTGCTCTATGATTTGGTCAATAGAGGCTTGCAGCTCTGTGCTGTCATCTTCCAAGAAGTTCTGAATATTTGCAACTAGCTGTGTATAGTTCACTTACTTAATCTCCTTGCCAAACACCTTCGCCCCATCCATCTTGACCCCAAGATGTCGTGACGAATATGCTAACTGATCCAATAGACCCTGTGCCAACTGCCGAAGCTGGGCGAGGAATAACATCAGCCTGCCAAGCTCCTTGGCCCCATTCACCAATACCCCAGCCCAATTCAGTTAGGATGCCGACCGTGCCTATGGCTCCTGTGCCATTAACTCCTGTCTCAATAGCCTCAGACGCTGAAACTTCTTCGCCAATAGCGCCCGTTGCACCTATACCTGAAATACCCGTCACAAGCAATTGAATGTTGCCATCACCAGATATGCCGAACCCTGCCACTGCACCCGTACCAGCCACACCTGTCTCGCTTAGTTCTACTTCTGGAACTTCACTACCTATTGCGCTCGTACCAACCGCAGCGGTTGGAGTTAAAAATGTCTCAAATGTTTCTGATCCTATAGTGCCTGTACCTACAACACTTAGGTCAGGAACATCTATCTCAATAATTTCGCTTCCTATTGCGCCTGTACCAATAACGGATGTTACTGGAGCGTCTGTTGTAATAAAGAATGTAAGTGCGCCAAGAGCGCCCGTACCAGCAACACCTGTAGCGTGTGGCTCATTGGTGATTTCTGATGTTATTCCAATAGCACCAGCGCCAGCAACGCCTGCTGAAACTGCATCAAGGGCAAATGTTTCAGTTCCTATAGATCCTGTGCCAGCTAGACCAGTAACAGATACATCTTCATTATCAGATACAATCGCTGTGCCTATAGCACCCGTGCCAGACACGCCAGTTACATCAAAAACACGATCAAAGTGAACTTCACTAACAAATCCAATTGCACCTTGACCGTGAACACCTACGCCGGGACGTTGTCTAGGGTCTATAAACGGATCAAAATTATACCCTATAAATACTTCTGCATTTTCAGGGTCTGTATCTGGACGTGGATTAAATAGTGCTGTCGCATCGACAACATTCTTAGCAGGCGTGAGTTGCGGTTGCTTTGGCTCCCAATCTTCTGGTGAAACACGCAAGCCATCCCAAGTGGTCTTCAGGTCAGTGTATGGAACCTTTAGACCACTTCTGTCGCTTATCGCTTGGGATTTTTTTCCGCTTGCGTATTTAGCCATTAAGATAAGTTCAGCGCAGTTGGCTGAATCCTCAAACTTACACCATCATTGTCAGATGCCGCCGCAAACGCGAAGGCACGTTCATACATTTCGTTTAAGATCTGAAACTTTTCGTTTGCATATTTCAGAGATAGCTTACTTGCCAGACCTGCGCAGATGCATTCATTCCAACGATACGGAATATCTGCGTCTTGGTTTGATGCAGTTACATCTTCAAGCTGTCGAATTGCCCAATACACTATACTATATGTATCTCGATTAGGAATCTGCCAAAAATACGCAACAGGTGTATATTGCTTATCTAGCATATATTGGCTGGGTTTGCCGGGAGAGGTCTTGTTGGGCAATTGATTGTAATCGGCAATCGATACACGGTTAACAATCTGATCTGCTGTATCAGTCCCAGCACTATCGCGGATAACTGCGCTTATAATATCTATTGTTCCAACTGGCAGCGTGTAGGGCGCTGTCTGGCCGTTCACAAGCGTCAAGGTCTGCTGCTCTACTGCCCAGTAGTTAATACCCCTGTTCGCCCACTCAGAGAAGAGTAGGTTGAGGCTGCGCCGTGCAGACACAGCCCTATCACCCGTTTGAATTTGTGGATCTAACCCACAACGCTCAAATGCTTCAGATATAATCTCTTCAACATTTGGTTGAAACGCTACTGTTCCTGAAGTTGCCATCGAAAACTCCTAGTATTCTTTTATGACCCTCAAGACCAATTGATAAGAATCTCCAACAGCACCAGCTCCAGATGTTGTAAACTTCACATCACCTGTTGGGTTTGTGCCATATGACTTTGTTGATGGAAGACCGCCGAATTTTGAAAAATCGTGATAACCAATGTCATCATCTCCAATATTCATCATAATAATATCCACGTCAGCATCAGCCAGTATGCGTACTGTCATGCTTTTACAGACCCACCAGCCTTCTATAATGCGAACAGCAGTACAAGGCTCGCCATTTGCGTTGGATGCAAGAGTTGACACATCAATTTTCAAAACAGCACTTTCATCGCCTGTATCAACATATTGATACTGAAACGCGAATACAGCCTCTCTGGTGCTATCACTTAGCTTTTTTACTGATACAATGTCAGCCATTTGCTAGTCCTTTTTCTTTGCAGGACGGCCACGTTTCTTAACAGGTTTTTCTTCCCACGCCTCATTTACATCAGGTGTAGAAGGATCGTCAGCTTTTAACGTACCATCTGAGTTTCGAGCGCGAACCTTGGAAATTCCAATTCCTCGCGCCGCTAATTCTTCTTCGGAAGGAGGTGTAAATCTACTCATTAGATAACTCTCCTTACGCTGCTGCGATTGTAGCACCTGTGTCAGAACGCTTCCAGTTTGTCCCGTCAGAGAAAGCCAAGATAGCTGCGCCTGCTGCGCCATTTGAAACGTATACAAGCGTACCAGCGCCTGCATCAGAAGCTGATGGAGCGTTTGCAACTGTATATGTTGGAACAATAATATCGCCAATAAATCCGTTAGTGGAAGTCACTGGACCTGTAAATGTGGTATTAGCCATTTTAGTACCCTTTTGCATAAGGATTCGCTTTGTAGTCTATGCAACGTCAGGAGGGCGGAAACCTGTCTACAAAGCTAATATGATGCCCTTCTTCAAAAACATACATCACATCTAAACAAAAAGAAAGAGGCGATCCGAAGACCGCCCCTTAATCATAACACTCTGGAGAAATGTTATGCTGCGCCTTGTGATCCGAAGATACCGCGCCAATCGGTAGCACCGAAGCTGTAACGCTCACGCACTTTGTAGCGCACGTTGCCAGTCTCGAAGTCACCTTCCATGCCTTTTTTCATAGGCGAGCGTTGGAACATTTTCAGTCCATCAGGGATATCCGTTTGGACAAACCACTGATCGCTGTCTGTTAGACGGCGCATGATGTGGTAGCCCTGTGGGAGATACCCGCCTTGACGAATCGCGTTGATGTCGTTGTCGGCAGTTGCTGTACGCAGTTGTGATTCCAGCAGACGCTCTGCAACAAAAGTATAAGCTGTTGGGATAACCAACTGCGTACCCTGTGCCGCAACGCGAAGACCGCGATCATCTTTCATGTCAGCAATCTGAATAAGGATTGCTTCAAGTGACACTTCAGACAAATCGGCTGGTGTTGCCAGAATGTTAGACTGATTGCCAGCCTGTGTTGGGTGTGTTGCACTCAAAAGAGGAGCGCCGTCACCACCATTCACAGTTGTCGCGGTATTCAAAATGTTAGCTGCTTTGATCTCTTTAGTAGAGGCCATTGAGCGAGCCAACGCTTTTGTATAGCGAGAAGCAATCGAGCCGTACTGGCCATCTTCTTCAGCTTCTTCAGTGATTGAGAAAGCCAAAGCGACTGTTTCATGCTGATAACGCGCAGTCCACTGCTGAGAGGCTGCGTCATACGAAACCGCAGAACCCTCTGATTTTGTTGGAGCATTTCCAAAGCCTGCGAGGAGGACATCTTCTTCAAACGCTTTTTGCGAAGTGTTTGATTCAAATACCGCCTCATATTCGGCTGGATAGCTGTCATATTCGAGTCCGAAAAGAGTATTCAGACCCGGCTCAAGCATTTTAGCAAAA